ATTCATATTATACTCAAATATAACAGATGTTGCATAAGTTACAGATGTATTCTGTTCTATAGTATTTTTAGAATCATTTGCTAAAGGAATCATTATACCTCATCCATCGACAAAGAGACACTCCAGTGTGGTTGTAGACCTCTCTTAACAACCGTAAAATCACATGATGAAAAAACTACAGTGTAAGATTCATATCCAGATAATGATTGATCAGATCCCGTTTTAGCCAGATTTATTCTAATATTAAAACTTTGATTTCCAGCAACACTATCATAAAATGATCTTATATCTTCTGCTCCCCAACCTCCATCTACAGTCAATGTTCTGTAAGATGGAAGCATATCCCATGAAACCTGAAACTTTTTTTTATCAGCAATATGGTTTTTTCTTAATGTACCGTTTGATGTTCTAATAATCTTTTCAATTCTATCTGTTCCCATTTGAAAAGCACTTCTATTGTGTTCAGATACTTTATTCCAAGATTTTACAGATCCAGGAGGGGTTGCCAAAAGATCTACAGCCTCTATGTACAAAATAGAGCCTCTAGGCAAACTTACGTATGGCTGTGGCATTAGTACTCTCCTCCCAGTGTTCTAACTCTTCCTTCTTTAGCACCAATTAGCGCCAACTCTGATTTGAACTTTCTCATTATATCATCTGCGGTCACATTTGTGCCATTTAAATCAATATCAATATTATAAACAATATTGCTTGAAGAAGTAGTGGATCCGACTATTTCGTTATATTTAGTTCCAGTAGGAATATTAAATTTAGGCATTGTTGCAGCATTTGGATATATTGTTCCAGAAACATTAGGAATAAATCCTTCTCCTTGAACTCCCAATGCGTTAACTCGATCATTCACAATATATTTTTTGCCAGCAACAACTGGTCCGCCCGTTGCCATTCTTACAGCACTAGGATTAAACCACTCACTATCAAAACCTGTTTTAACATTATAAGACTTTCCTCCAATATTAAATTTTTCATTTTTTTGTAACTGTTGAGATCTTATAACTAATTCACGAGCATTATCTTTTAAACTTCCATCTTTATTAAAGAATCCAGTTTTTTGCATGTCGGAAACAGATCCTTTATCCAAAAATTGATTATACTTTCCACTTGCCAAAGCCTTTTCTAGCATTTCTACAGTTACTTCTAGTCCCTTTGGAGAACCCTTGTCCAAGATCTTGTATATTTGTGCTAGTGTAACCCCGCCTGTAATTTGTGTTGCAAAATCCGACATTCCCTTTGAGAGCTGCTTAAGTTCTGTCAATGCTGATCCCTCTGGTACTATTCCTGCTGGAATCCTGCCTCTTCCGCTTACTCCTCTTAAATACTGCTCATTTGTTTTACCAGGTATAAAGTTACCCTTTTCATCTTTTTTATATTCAAATATTTCATTGCCCTGTTTATCCTTTTTGCCAGTAGATGTTCTCTCTAGGAACTGACCATAAGATTCCAGAACCTTAGGATCAGTTTTTGCAGCTTTGGCAATATCATTAAGAGCATTTGCAAAAGCAATTTTAAAATCTTGCTTTTGCTGTTGTGTAGCAGAAGGAGCTTCTGAAAGAGTTTGTAGTTTTGCTACTCTGCCTAGTGTAGCAGCTATTGTAGATATGGTATCCATACTACCTTTAAGGTTATCTGCTCTTTTACCCTGCCTTGCTGCTCCTTCTGTAAGTGCATCTTTATATGCCTGATCTTTATCTAAAATCTTTTGCTTAGCATCTTCTTCTTTTTTAGCATTAGCATCTATCCTGGCTTCTGCCGCCTTAAGACTTGCCTCTTTTTGAATTTGTTGAATTCTAATTTGAGCAGCAGCTGCAGCTTCATTGTCTCCACGAGCAACAGCATTTTGCAAATCCAGTTTGGCTTTTTGTAATTCTAGCTCTGCATTTTCTTTATCAAATGTTTCTCTTAGGGCTCTCTTCTTTGCTTCTGCACGTTCTCTAATGGCTTTAATTTCATCTTGTATAGCTTTAATTTGTTTCTTTGAAAGTCCAGCAGAGTTTACTTTATCTGTATTCGATGCCTTGCTTGCTTTATTATATTCATCTTGTAACTCCTTAAGAGTTGCTCTGGCTTCTTCGAGGCCTTCTACTGTGCCGTCTGCCGCAACAGCTTGCGCTGATGCAGCATCTAATCCAGCAGTAAATGATGCTAAAGATTCTGCTTGAGCAGAACTTATTTTCTGTAAATCTATTTGCACTCCTTGTAGGAATATTCTCCATTTAGCATACATTCCACCAATTGTGTCTGATTGATTTAGTATGTTTGCTAACTCAGGTCTTTGAGACTTAAGCACAGCTAATGTTTCTGTACCTAAAGCCCTATTTTTAATTCCAGCCTTAGTCATTCTTTCAAACTGTATAGCAATTGCTCCTGCTTCATCTATAGTTTCACCGCTTGCATCTTTAGTTCCAACTAATGCCTTTACAGCAGAATCTAGAGAAGATATTGCTGAATCAACATTTGCAGCAAATGCACTTGGATCTATCTTAGAAATATCGGTAATGTTTTTCATTAAATTCTTTAATACAAAATCTGCTGCTGTTCCCTGATCAGTAATTCCAGAAAACACACTATTTGCGATTGCCCCTACTCCTTGACCAGCTTTATTTGAAGACTCTATTAAGGCATAGATTAAATTAGTTGCATCTTCTACAGATTTTCCACTAGAAATCATTTGAGCCTTCAGATTAGCAGCCCAATCATTTACCTTAGAAGAATCAATACGATTAAGTATTTCTAAAGTTTCTGGCATATCAGCCTTTACACGTTCTTTTAATTCTTTTAATTGTTTAATTGTAAGAGTTAGGCCACCACCAGCTACTGTATAGGATTCAAAATATGCTTTGGCTTTATCTGCTGCAAGCTTTTGTTCTTCTTTTAGTGCTTTCATTTTGTCTGTTACTGAGGTGTAAGATATTCCTAATTCTTTAGCACCCTTTTCAGACATTCCAAATAATGCAGTCTGCTCCTGCCTGGTTTCCTCAATACCCTTTTTCCACATTTTAAATATGCTTACAATAGCTGTTATACCAACTACAGCTAATCCAATTGGTCCTGTAAAGAATTTAACTGCAGTTCCAGCAATTCTAAATGCATTTCCAGCAACTGAACCAAATGCTTTTGCTATTCCACTAACTTTATTGAGTCCACCAATAACACTCTTTAATCCACTAAGCATTGGAAGGAACTGCATAGCCATACCAGCTGAACTCATTATTGTCCCAGCAGTTCCACCAATAGCCGATCCAGCCATTGTTAATCCCATACCACCCATAAACATTCCAGTAGAAGCCATAGGACTCATTCCCTGTCCGCTGTTTTCTCTTACTTTATTTTTAGATGTTGAAAACCCTTCTCTAAAACTTGCTCCCACCACACCCTTTTGAAAACCCATCATGTTATCTACATTGTATCCAGCATTAATTAAGTGCAATGTGCCTTCGTTGCCTTTAGTTCCCGTTTTTGTAATAACAGATTCTCCTGGCTCAAGAAGAGCTGGAATTATATCTCCGCCACCATATCCTGGAAGTTTTGTAACTCCATCTTTATATTTTGCTCTAGTCAATCCTCTATATCTAGAGTGAGCATCTGACCCAAATTGATTTGTCACTGGAACCATACTTGGTCTAAACCCACTTGATATTGCACGAACAGAAGCATTGTTTAAAAGTTTACCGAATGCCGCTTCATCCATTGGTCCAGGGTATGCAGCAATCTTTTGATTTAAAACATCAGCAGCTCTATCTGCAATTTGTTTAGCTGGTCCTGGTTTAACTCCCTGACTTTTTAAGAACAATAATAAGCTGACCATGTCAGATCCCTGAACTGGTCTAAAATCTAAAGCTGTTGCTGAACCAGCTCTTAATTGATCATTAAATCCTTGTCTATTTTTAATAAATTGTGTTGGAAGAATTTGTAGCGCAGAATGTTTAGATGTAGCACTAGTTAAATTAAGTGCATATTTTTCATATTCACTTTGCTGTAATAGTGGGCCAGAACCTTGCTGCTGTAATCCCTTAGTTCTTTTTAAGAATCCTGGAACCATTCCATGAACTAAAAATTCATTATCTGCTCCAGGCATTTTTTTAGTTGGGGTAATGCCATAAGCCTGATACTCTGGATCATCATATATCCTTGACTTTCTCTTATACATTTCTCCATAAGATTCTCCAGCACCAGATTCGGCGCCAGTTCTCGGAGATCTTCTTGATGCTAATTTAACCCCACCTATCTGACTAGATCTTTTTGAAAATGCTCTAAGCATTTGAGCAGCTTTTAATGCTGCAGCAAGTGAGGTATATCCCTTGGCATACTTTTGAATTTGTACGCCACCCATAGCTAACTTTTTAGGCACTGTTGTTTCTATGTTATATCCAGCACCAGAAGTTCTTACTCCAAGTGTCCCTGCTACTCTATTAATAAAATCTCTAGTTCTTCCCTTTTTAAATAATTCTCTCATGTTTGACTTACCAGTTGGGTCTACTACTGGCTGATTTAATGTTGGAACCATTGTTGGGTTAATTGTTCTACCCATTGCAGTTGCTTGTGCTTGAACAGTAGCTGCAATTAATCTTTCTGTTTCTAAGTTTAATGCTATAATTTTTGCTCTTGCAGCATCTAGATTTATTTTACCTGCACGAAGTTCTGCGACTATAAGTGCAGACTCTCTTGCAGCATTATTTGTTAGTACGCTAACGTGAGGCAGTATATCATCAAACTGCATCATAAATTCTTTGCTTACTGTACCAGTTGCAGCTATAGTTCTTTTTAAATTTTCAATTTCTGCTTTTGATTGCATTCCTAAAGTTGCCATCATGGTGTGCCATCTAGCAGCTTCGCTAGATACAATGCCTGTTGATGTTCCTTTAATTGTTGTAAGTCCAGGGACATCTGGCAATTGATCATTCATATAAATTTGTGGGTTTTGACCAATTTTTTGATTTACAGATATTGATCCTGGAACCATTCCAAACATAGTTTGCTGCAGTCTTTGTGCTTCTGTCATTCCAGATCTTGGAACCATATGAGAGCTTGCTCTTGTCCCCATAGCTCCAGCTAATGGGTGATTAGGATTTACTACTCTTTGTCCGCCTGCTGCCATAACTAAATTACCAGCCATTGTTGAAACTGCTGGATTTACACTCATTGCACCAGATTTTGCTTTTGCTTCTAATATAGAAAACTCATCAATTAAATTTCCAAGTGCTTGTTTTAATACTGCAGCTGCTTTAGCGTCACTATAGAACGTCTGCTCTACTAATCTACCAGCTTTTTCAGCAGCAAGCATCTCTGGAGTTAAGTACTTCCAGCCTTCTCCGCCCTTAAAAAATGCCTTCATGTGGAATACTCCCTTAAGAATATATCCAAAGAAGTTAGCTAGTACACCAGTCAACATAATTACTGGTCCAAGTACTGCTGTAAATCCACCTGCCAATGCAAGCACCTGTTTTACTGGTCCTGGCAAATTATTTGCAAATTGAACTACTTTATCAATTACTTGAATAAGAGCAGTATTAATAGTTAAGAACTGCTCTCCTACTGTTGCTAAAGAAGCTCTAAGGCTTTCTATTGCCCTACGATATTTACCAGATGCTGATTCCGTTACTGCTGCTAACTCTCGACCAGCAACATTTGCAAGATCTTCTGAAGAGGCCTTCATAAGATCCAAAACCTGCAGCGTCTGGCTTCCTTGACGACCTAAATTTTCAAATAACGCATTAAGTCTTGAAAATTGAAACTTACCAAATAATTGTTCAATTGCTTGTTGCTTTTGCAATGGGTCTAACCTGTCCAATGCACCCTGCAATGCCATAAGTGTACCAGTTAGGTTTCCAGCATTATTATTTACAATGCCTAAAAGATCAATACCTAAAGTTTTAAATTTATCTACAGCAACGTCTGTTGGATTAATTAATGAAGCAAGTGCTGACTTTAATGCGTTAGCGCCTTCTGATGCATTAATTCCTCCCTCTCTCATTGCTGTTAGATATAGGGCAAGGTCCTGTACGCTTCCGCCTAAACCTTTAATTACTGGCCCAGCTTTTGGAATAGCCTCTACAAGGTCGTTAAGGGTTGTTGATGTTTGGTTTTCAACTGCGTTAAGAAAGTTAATAGATTCTGATAATTCATCTGTATTTTGTTTAAAAGCTGATTGAATTGCAAGTGTGGCTTTCATTGCTTCTTGTCTGTCTACTTCACCAAGAACTGCAAGCCTGGTTGTTTCTCTAATTGATCCTAAAAGTTCGTCGCCTTGTTTACCAGTAGCTGCAATGTCTGCTGCCAATCCAATAGTTTCTTTAAATGAAACACCCATAGCTGCAGATATTTCTTTTGCTGTTTTTGAAACATCATCTCTTACTTTACCAAGTTCTGCAGCTGATGCTCCAGCTATATCTCCATAAACTTTAGTTAAACGAACCAATTCTTGATCTGCAACTCTAAATGCATCTGCTGCTGCTTTGCCAAATGCCATGAGAGGAACTGTGAGACCGACTGTTAGCTGACGACCTGCCCATTGAGTATTCTTACCCCAGTTAATAAGTTGACCAGCACCATCTTGAATAACTTTATTCATGATCTGGAGCTCTTGTCTTGCTATTGCGGTTTTGTTCTTTACTTCATCAAGCCCCCTTGGAACATGCACATTGAACTGCATAAGTCCTTGTGCGTTTCTGCCTAGCGGTTGTAATATAGAGTTCTGTAGGGCAACTTGTTGTTTTGCTAAATCTCTTATTAAACCACCAGAAGTTCTTGCTTGATCTCTAAAGGCATTAAAATATTGATTTAGTTTTAATTTTCCACCATCAAGATTTTTACCAAACTTCTCAACGTCTGATTGAAGACTTACGAAATGTGTTGAGTATTGTCCAGTACTTCTTAATGTATCGGAAAATGAACGATTCATTACGGCAATTTGATTTGCCAACATCTTATTTGAGTTAGCTAATTGCTCTTGTAATTTAGATAGGCTTGCAGTAACTCTATGCACATCTGCAATAAGAGCTGAGAAGTCGGCATTAGCGACTATTCGTGTACTGATTGTTTCTTCAGCCATTTATATTCAAGTTACTCCTTGGTGTATCCTAGTCCTTCTCCAATTCCGAATCCAGCTTTAGCCGCAAACCTTCCTTGAAGTGAAACAACATCATTGGGATTAGCATTAATTCCTGCTGCTCTCAATTCTATTTCTTCAAAACTAGAACCTTTCTTACTATCTTCTTGATAATCGCCTATATCTACTCCCTTTAAAGATGCTTGGAACTTTCTTGCGTCATGTTCCTTTTTCTTCAAAGCCTGGAAAGTATTTATAAGTTCTGGCATTGATAAATTTTCTTCTAGCTCATCGTAATTTTTCCAATGACCTAAAAGAAAAAGTTCTCCCTCTAAAGCGGCTAAGTCTAGTTCTGCCCAGCCAGAACCGCTGCCGCTAGTAGGTTTGGGTCGTCAAGTTTAATTCCTCCGCAAACTTCTAGAATGCGATTCATTGTAGGAACATCTATTGCATCTTCAAATGCTTCTCTGTCTGCTACTAATTCTGGTAGCTGTTTTTCTAGTGCAATTGCACAAGCATCAATTAGGATGTTTAGTGTTTCATCTTCTGTCTGAGACTCGCCAGTTTTCTTAATTGCAATCATGAACTTACGAAGTTCTTTAATTGAAAGTGGCTTTAGCTTTACGGTCTGTCCGTTTTGTAGCTGTACCTCTTCTACGTCATATACTGTTGTTGCCAATTTATCCTCCTAGGATCGTCTCAATTATTATAACATAATAGGATTATCACTACAAGTAGAAAGGCCCTCGAATTCACGAGGGCCTCTACAATTTAATTTAAATTAAATTATGCTACCAATACACGGTCAATAATCTTACCGTATTCAGAACCAGCATAGCTGGCGTCTGGAAGAAGACGGAATGTTACTGGGAATGTTGTTGGAGTTGTACGAGCAAGTGAGAATTGTGACTGTTGTACTGACAATACACGACGTGCATAATATACACGCTCAGATGATGTTGAGCTTGCTGTAGGAGCTTGTCCTACTGCGATAAGCTGACGCTCAGTTGGAGCTGCACCAAGTGCACCTGCCTCTAAACCTAAAGTGTCTTTCTTAGATGTTCCAGTTCCAGTTGTTGAAAGTGTGGATGCTGGTTGTCCAAATACTGCTGCAATGTTCTCAAGTGTACCTTCAGACATTTCTGTTGCAATCATAACTTCCATCGCAGACTTGAACAGCTTAGCTGTATCAAGCAACTGGTCAACTGTTACTGAGTCGTATGTTGGGTTGTAAGTAATTTGAAGACCATTGTTAGTAAAACCAACGTTACGATATCCAAACTTACCTGCTTCCTGATCAACGGCATTAAGTGTAGTTGTGTATGATACGCCTGTTGCAAATGCTGGGACGCCAACTGTTCCTGCGCCTGATGCAATTGCTACGCCTGCTTCTGCGTTTGCGATATAATCTGAGTCGTTAACGTCAACGGTTGACAAGAACAACGGAGATGCACCAACGAGAATATTTTTAGCATTACCTACGGATTGTGCCATAGTTTTCTTACCTCCTATATTTTAATATATATATATTTTAAAATCTTAAATAAAAGCTGGCTAGGCTTCTTTCCTCTTAGGACAAGTTTAGGCCATAATAGGTAAAAAGGCAAACCCTAGAGGAACCTGCCTGTGTTGTCTGTAATTCTAGAGTATTTGACCTCTAGTATGACTTCTGCTGAAAAAAATCCTTGAAGTTCTTCTGAAGGAGCCGTTGGAGATATATCTGCCACCCAAATGCTGTGGAATTTAAATTTATCTGAAAGCCCTGTCCATTTGTTTATATCCCTAGCAGACTCGTCCATCCTTCTGAACTCATCTGTCATATAGTTTCGTATTTCATTTATTTCTGATACAGAAGTAGCATATATAGTAAACAAAACTTGCTCGCAGCATATCAACCAATTATCTTCATATGACATACCAACTTTGTCATAAACAATATGCTTTTTGCCGCTTAAAAACTGATTCATTTCAGCTGATTGCTGAATTGGAATAATTGGAATTATATTTTCATTTAGGTTGTCCGACCAGTATTCGTCTTTATCAAATATGCTACGATTATCAAGCTCTTTCCACAAATACTTACGAAGCTCTAGCATAGCATCTAGTTTATAGTTTGCAACCATTACATTGCACCTCCAAATGAAGCTAGTACGGCTGAGTCTGCCTGAGATCTTATAGCATTTGGAGAAAATGAATATTGAACTTTTTTAATGTTATTTGGGACCCTAAGGGCTTTAGTAACACTTGAGTTAAATATTCTTTGAAATCCAGATTTTTTAATAGATTCATTAACCAACTGTCCGCTAAAAAATCTTGAGTGTGCTAGCATAAATTGATTAGTTGCTGCTGATCCTCCAGGTCTTCTTACTGTAACAGGCTGACCCTTAGGCATAAAAATTGTTTCTCCATCAAGTTCAAAAACTAAACGATCCGCATTCCTTGGTCTAATTATTAATGGCTGACCCTTTTCCATTACTAAAGCTTTATTAGCAAACATGTGTCTGCGTCTACTGTTGGAAGAGGGAACCATAGATTTTGATGGAAGAAACTCATGATCTACTTTAAAAGATAGTCCAACCTGTGAAATTTTATTTAACCTAAATAGTCTTGCAGATTTATCCCCAACCCTTTTCCATTCATATACGTGATGTAATGATTTAGGCTTTGATCTAGCTAAAGAATCAATATAATTACCAAAATCTAAATTAATTTGATTAAAAAGTGTATCTACAAACAATGATTTAAATTTAGCGCTTGATGTTAATTTAGATATTACAGACGCTTCATAATATACAAATGCTGATATCTGGGCTACTGTACTATCCTTTAGTGGTCCGTTCTGGTTTGAGAACATCATTCTTTCAAGTCCGCTTGATGCCTGAACCAGTAATGCGCTATTGTCCAATTTGCTGGTTCTCCGATCTCTTCATTGATGAGTTGTAAGCAATTACACGGCCAAATGGATCTGTGATTGGTGTTGTTCCCATTACTTCAAAAACTGTTGGGGTTTCGTTTGGATAATTAATCTCATTCCAAATTGTATTTCCTTCGGAGTCTCTTATGTTAGTTACCTTTTCTCTGGCTGTTAACTTTTCTGCAGTTCTTACCTGCACAATCTGATCATTTAAATACTTATTAGAGAATATTTGCTTATCGCTAGAGCGTGTAGTTGCAGAGTTACTAATTACACCCTTTGCATGGCATGGAATTGTTTTATAAAAATTCCATTCTCTTACTATTGCGCCAGTATCTGGATCTTGAATTTCAGACTGTCGATATACATCTAAATTCATAGACAAAACGGAGTCTACGATACTGTTCATTATATAATCTCTACCTTAGTTGTAAGTACATAGTCTGCTAAAAGGTTGTCTGCATAAGAATTGCCAGTTCCAGTATATGCGTCTCCAGTGTACTCAAAATCCCAGTCAAATGTAGATATATTCTTTACGTACTTATTTCTCCATACTGTGTCTTTAGAAAAATAATCTTTCATTAGTTCAATTCCAGCTAGCTCTACGTTATCTGGAACTTTCTCCCACCCAAATCTTCCATGAACCTTATAAGAATAATTAGACTTAAATGCTCCACCACTTAAATCATTAATGCTTGGAGGAACTAAACCATTAGCAGTATAAACTGTATTATCAATCATTCCAGCACGATTTACTCTTAGGCCATATCCGCTTTCGCTTAATATAACGTCGTAACTCCAATTATTAACATCTTCAATTTTATCAATTAAAAGTATGTCGTTTGCATAAAGGTAGTATAATTCTGATATTTTTGCTCTTAATGGTAATATGTCGGAATCATATCCATTTACTACAAATATGTCGTCGTACAAATAAAAGTTTTGACCAGTATACTGTTCTATTTGCTTACGAGCATATTTTTCTGCATTTAGTAAATCTTTATATGATTTATAGGAAGGATCTGATGAGTCTGAGCTAAAACCCATTTCATCAATATGATTAAAGTCTACATATGGGGTTATAACAAAAATTTCGTCTGGTCTTTTTACGGCTACTCCACCAACTGTATAATTCCACTCAAGTCTTAGTGTCCTATTCCTATTAGTATATTGGTATGGAATATTTACATAATAAGTGCCTGGATTATTTTCATCTAGGGTAGCCGTGAGAGTTGTAAGTAACGCAGATGGTGATATTCCAGGAGTTATAGTAGGATCCATTGTGACATCAAATAAACCTACCGTTGGTAGGGAGTCAGCGTTTGCCACATCACCGTTCCAAAAAACTCTATGCGCTACTGGTGATTGAGTGTTTATTAATATCTCTGCCATTTAAAAGGCGTAGACTAGTTGTAATACTCCTGCACTTCTCTTGGAGTTGCTAATCTAAAGCCCTCCTCCTTATCAAAAATTTCTTGCGCTTCTTCATTACTCATTGCAATAAATGGGTGCTCTTTTGTGAACGTAAATCCCATAATATCATACCTAAAATTATCTCTCGTCATTCTTACCAATACTGTATTTTCTGGCTGTTCTGCCTTTGGATCAAACTTTGGCAATACTTCAACTGACATGTCTTCTTCTTCCATCTTTTCCATGGTCTTGTTATATACGGACCAAGTTACACCCTCTTCTGCAAGAGCGGCAATAATATCGACTTTACTTTTTAGTCCATCTGTATCAACTGCAAAATCTTCTGCAATTTTTTTTAGTTCAGATACTTTTAATGTCTCAAATGACATACATGCTCCTATTTCTACTCTAAACAATTATAGCATTACTAAATTAAAATGAAAAGCCCCCCAAAAATTAATTTAGGGGGCTTTTAGCAGATTTAAATCCTATTAATTAGGAAGCAACCTTAACGTCTTTAACAACGACCCATGCGTCTGCCTGCTCGATTTGAACGCCTACACGAGTATACATTGTGTACTCGATAGAGTCCTTACGTGGCTGGAAGAAGCGATAAACAGTAACATCACGCTTGATACCAATAACTACGTTATTTGGGAATGTCAAGTGGATGTCTCCGTGATCGCCAGTCTCGCCTGAGTATGTACCATCTTGTGATTCCTTTAGCATAGGAACTTCGACAATTGGAATACCAAATGCGAATGGTGCTACATATCCTGCTGGACCGCCAAGTCCTGGTGTTGCTCCACGGATAACGCTTGAAGCGATATCTGATGGAATTGTTTGATTTGTTCCAATGCTATTAGCATATAGGAAATCCTGGATTAGGTTTGAACCTACCAAGAAGCGAAGGTCGCCACGGCGTTGCTTATACTTACGTGGAAGTGCCTTAAGAGCCTTGTTGAAAATTTCACGAGATACTCCTGCACCTGCACCAGCTACAACGTGACCGCTAGCCTTAGCCTTCTTTACTACACCGTCAAATGACTTGTATAGGTTGTCTGATGTCAAAGATGTATTACCGTTAAGGATTACATCTTCAATATCGTTACCTGCTTGTGTTGCCATCAAGCGGGCAATGTGATCTTCTAGATCTGGACCTTCAATGTTGTCTTCTAGAGACTCAGTTGAAAGTTCCCAATTTAGACGAAGTTTCTTTGTTGTGATTGAGATCTTTGAGAAAGTAACAGCTGCGTTTGAGCCAGTGTCATCTCCTTCAGTAGCAAGAGTCATAAGCTTCTCGCCAACTGACATACGATCAATCTCAGCGGTATCGCTTCTCATTCGGACTGTACGTGCGACCTTACCAATTACGGTTGCGTCGAACATATAATCTAAAAAGCGGGCTGATTGTTCTGCATTTAGAAGGCCACCATTGCCAGCTTCGCTAGCTACGTGTACTCCTGCTCCACCTGTGGTAGAAGCAAAGGTTGCTGTAGCAGTAGTTCCTGCTGCAATTGCCTTTTCTAATGTTTCATTACTCATATTATATTTCACCTACCTTATTTAATTAATTCTGTTACGGAACCGAGGAAAGAACCGTTCCACTTTGATTTTTTGATTGTTACTTCCTGAGACCCGCCAAGGTCTGAGGACTTCTTAATTGCAGTCTCTGATTCTACTGCATCGACACGCTTTTGTACGCCATCAATCGTGTTCTTGATATCTTCTACAGCCTTTGAAAGTGCTGCATGTTGTTCTGCCAATTCTGAAATTCGGCCATCCACGCTCTTGCTAAAAGTCTCAACTGTCTCTTTGATAGCTGTAACTTGTGTTGCATTTGCTTCTGAAGCCTTATTCAATGTCTCTGAGAAAAATCCTTTAAGATCGCCAAGCATCTTTGCAAAATCAGGTTCATCAACCATAACTTCTGATACGTCGGCTGCTTTTTCTAGAGTTTCGGCAGAAGCGTCTGCTACTGCATCTGCAGGAGCCTCTTCAACAGCTGGTGCTTCCTCTGCGGGAGCAACTGCTGCTGTGTCTTCTACGGTTGCTTCTGGTGCTACTGCATCTTCTGCAACTACGTTTTCTGTATTATCTGACACTTCTGTACCTCCTTCTATGTCTGCCTGTTTTGCAATTTGTGTTTCAGGCGTCGACAATCTTGACTTTTTATGTAAATCAAGAATCTTATCTATTTCTTTTGCTTTGTTAACATCGTTTGATTCTACCCATCCGATCAATGTTGCAGGCTTACCTGTAACTGGGGAATCATATGATGACTCTGTGGAAATGAATACTGAATCAGACTCGTCACAATAAAAAATATTTTCTGTTACGATCTCTGCTGCCATTCCTTTAAATACTAGCTGACCGTTCATCTTAGATATTGATAGTATGTTGCAAAGTTCGTTTGCTGGCGAATCTACAATTGACAACTCCATTAGAGCATAGTCTTTAATAAATCTTACAGTCTTACCTGTTGCTTTGTTAACTTCATTATCTGATTCAATAATCTTTCCGCCGATAGAGAAACCTGCAAGGGTTCCGTCTAAAACTTTTTCCCATGTATCTTGAGCGCCCTTTGAGATGTATGCATCTACATAGACTCCATTATAAAATTCTTTTGATGCTGGATCGTAATAAGTTTCTGGTTTAAAAGAAACAATCTTACCTACTGCAATTGGTTGATGCATCTCACGAAGATTTCCACGGAAATTTTCGAATGCTTTAATGCTTGCTTCAGAGGTGACTACATCACCAGTCTGGTCAACATTATCAAGTGTTGCAAATCCTGAGACTGTGCGTTTTTCACGGTTTACTTTAGTAAATGGCACGGACAACGTGATGTTGTCGCCATGCGAAGACCAAAGAGATTTCTCAATATTCATATGCTTAATTTTATAACGTTATTGTATATAAGGCAAATAACTAGTCGAGTAGGGTTAGTCGACCTGTCTTCCATCGCCTTGAGCATTTCTACCCTCCCCAGAAATATCTGGGGAATTTGCAGATCGTTCAGAATCCCTAGCCCTAGTTTTTCCAGCCGTAGCTCTTATGTCTGCCTGTTGCTGTGGTTTTAATTCAACAACCTTATCTCCCCCATCAATAGGGACGAGGCCCATTCTAATTCTTACCTCATTAGGGGTAATAACCTGCATCCTTAAATATCTTTCATCAATTTTAGATTGAGTATCTTCATCAGTCAATGTTAATTCATTAAATTTAAGCAGAAGAGCATCTGTCATTTCTTCAATTATTTTATTTAATTTCTTTTCTAAATTCATTTGAGCTGGACGGCAGACCTGCTCTCTAAATGTCTTATCTGCATCTCTGGCTACTGCTAAATTAACTCCTTCTGGGGTACCAATTTTATTAATTGGTACACGGTGAGAAAGAAGAATTTCATCTCTATTAGATTTACGATATACGTTAAATGAGGACTCTTGAGTTCCTGCCTCAATTGGCTCCATTTTAAATTCAACCTTTGAATCTGGCGAATCTGGTGGAAGTGGAATATATAAAGATCTATGATTTTTGCCCCTTAGCCCTACTTGGAAGAACTCAAGCAATTTACGTTCAGACTCTGTTGATAATTTAGCACCCTTTACGGTGATAATATATCTTGGAACCGCTTTGTTTTCAAAGTAGTCAAGGTTGTACTTTCCAGCAAACTCGTTTCCAGCCATAGCATTTGAAGAAGCTACGATATCTGGAATACCATAATAGTTATTTGTTGGAGTGTACTTCTTAAGATGAATAATTTCGTTTGGTCTATCTAATCCGCCTGCAATTGGATTCTCTGTTTCTTGATCTCCAAAGTTACGGAAGTAGACTGCTTTTCCATATAGTAATTGAATAAAACCATCACGAAGGCGGCGCACACGCATTGTCTTTGCTGGAATATGTCCTATATATCCAATTCGTCCAGAAGATGTTCTGCCTATTTCAATATACCCATTTCCTGTTGCCTCAACATCTGTGTAAACCTTAATAAGTGTTTCTGTAAATGTTTCTTCTTCGTTGCACTGTTCTAACCAATCGTATAAATCTTGACGTAATCTATTTAGTTTTCTACGTGCTCTTTCTAAAGATTTTTCATCAGTAATGTTATCAAATGCCTCTTGTGTTTTGCGTGTTTCAATAAAGTCATGACCAAGTCCTACAATGTTAGAGACTTTAGCATTAATTGCTGCATAGTTGTATGGTGAAATTTCATAAATAGTTGAAAGATAATCTAAATTATACGGTGGCTCGATAAGATCGAACATGGCATAGCCAGTAATTGCTTGTGCCAATAAGTTCTGTTGTGTTTCAGTTCCTTCAATACCCTGGAATCTTTTTTGTAATTCTCTGCTCATCTTGCGACGAAATGTAGGACTAAGTCCTGATATCTTTGTTAGGTCTTCTCCGCTTACCTTAAATACGTCAGTACTTGTTTGCTCTCTTGGAGTATTAAACTTCATCCAGTCTGCAACATTGGATATTGCTATCTCTTGCGAGTTATCATCTTCTTCGTATTGAATCATTATTGTCCCTCTGCCCTTAAGTTTTTCATTTCGTCTTTATAGTTTCCAATATCCAAAGGATCTGGGACTAGGCCCCATCTAAGTCTTTGTTCTTGCTCTGCGTATTCCTCATCTGTAATCTTTCGTCTAGCTGAAAGAAATTTAGGCCCGCCCTCATATATACCATATGAGCGAACCTCTCTAGCCAAAGCATTGATTCTAGATCTATTTCCTTTTTTTGACGTGACCGAAAGATAGTTGCCATCGTCATCTCCAATCCATCTGCCGTCTGGCATTTCCCACACATATATCCCTAACGGGGATTCCTCTTGCAGGATTCTTGTATTTGCTTTACTAATATCCATAGAAGTTTATTTTACCACCATTTATGGTCTAAGTCCAGTATTTTGTCACGATAGATGACAAAATTAAGTACTTTGTAGCACTATCCAGTCGTTATTATAAGGAATAATGTCTGATTCTGTCAGGGTAACTTGCGGTTCTGTAAGGCTTGAAACAACCCTTCCTATGTATAGTTCATAATGAGTTTCTACAATATTAGAAGTTAATTCTTTTTCATAAATAGCAATATTCTTATATATATTGCTTGGCCCCCCAGATGTTTCATAATTTATTTGCAACACACCAGTTACTGGGGTAGTAAATACTATTACGACATGGTGTGGCTCTTCTGCATTTAAATATGAACTAATGTTTGTTTGATTAGTTACATCTACATTGTTTACATATATCTTAGCTATATTGGCTTTAGAAACCACTCCAGAGCCGTTCCAGGCCAGTCTGGTAGCAGAAGGGCTGGAAGCGTAGAAAAGGGTGTTAGCGGCCAACGTAAGGGGCGTAAAGAACATCTCTACAGACTTTATAGAAGACAATGTGTTGATATTAAATCCTGCTCCATTTTTAGCCCTAATCCCATTTGTATAATTGCGAGAAAGGATAGGATAATTTAATGATCCAAGATAATATTCGGTAGTAGAAGATATTCGGTCTCCATAATTATCAGCATATATATCTTTATTTGAATAAAATGATACACAGAAAAATGATAAGATTGGCAGATATTTGCTAGCATCTGAAGTGCTCATGGTTATTCTAATATATAGCTTACCGCTTGTATCAAACGAGTCTTTTGTATATTGAGGAATAGGCTGTCCGTTTACGCATGAGACGTATGTAGTTCCATCTATACTAGATTCTACTGTCACCCCTAAATCATTCCGCCATTCAACTTTTGATGTAACTAAATTTAATCCAGACGGTATTGTAATAAAATCATTAATAACAAATGTTCTGGCAGTTACAGTATCTGTCTCATAAAACCCAATGTGTCCATTTACTATATCGTAGTATGTGTTGTCGTCTAAAAAAGAAGTCCATGTCTTATTGACTGGATAGGAGTAGTCAAAAGCTGGTTTTAAATTTGCATCTGATCCGCTAAATAAAACGCCTTCGTCTGGATATACAACCTGTATGGCTGGAGAAGTAATGTTTCCCATAATATAATGTCTAGCAATTGTTTGATCTGACAATGAATATCTATAAACTGCTGGAGCATCAACAGTAAACTCATCGCCTGCCGTTGTGCTTGGACCAATTTGTAAACCTAATGTTGTATTTGTAAATTTAAAAGAACTTAATGATTTAGAAGATACGGAAACTCCATCAATGTAAAGCAAAATTGACTTGCCTGTATATTTGCCAACAAGATGAACACTTTTCTTAGAATATATAAGTGGAGATATAACCCATTCATCTGCCGAAACCTTAAACACTATATGGCCTTTATCCCAAAACAATCCTATATTGTTTGTTGTGTCACCAAATAGCGTAACTACATTGCTTGATTCGATTGATGGATATATCCATGCCTCTATTGTAAAATCGTTGTCTGAAGTATACTTTGTTCCAAAGCCTGATCCAACTGCTGCGCCATAATAGTCTTTTGTAACTGGTACAGTTATATGTGCGGTATTTGTAATACGAGTTCCAGATATCCCGCCTGAAACCAATGGCAATATGTTTGCAGCAGGTGATCCTACATAGGTGGCATTATTTCCACATCCTGATATATCTGCAGCGGTAGTACCAGAAGACTCATCCAATGGCCAAAATCCAATTGGATGATCTTTTATTACCTTTAATTTATAGCTCATAATATTCTATTATATACCAAATATTATCTTGGATAAAAGAAAATGGGAATCATGTATTTGGCACCAGATGTTATTGCTTCTGGATCATGAGATACATTTGCTGACTCAAAAACGACCACGCTTCCAGCCTCTGGCTTTATTTTTATGTCTAAATCATTAAAACATAACTCTCCGCCACTGTAGTCATCATTTAAATATATAACCATTGAAACTATTGGACTTTCACCATCAATAACGGTATCGGTATGAGGCCCCATGCCTATTCCAACATCGTATTTTTTTATGTAAAAGCTTTGGGGCAAGTACCCCAGGTTAAGTCCTGTATCTTTGCAGTAAGACTCTCCGACAGATATTGCCTTATGTGCAATCATTGAGCACAGCTTTAGATTTATCCTATCAGCAATAGTTTGGTTTCTAAATAGATTAAGCCTACATTCCTTTTTCTTACCATATATCCTTTTTTTATCAGAAGAACTCCACTCTTGCCATGAATCAATTTGTGGAAGATAAGAATCCATTAAATCAGATTCTTCTAACTCTTTTATAAAAACATATGGATCCTCAATAACATTTTTGTAATAATGTATCTTTGGATGCAGAACCTCTTTAATCATATTTACCTTTATATGTAGGTTCCATTCCTTGCTCTCTAGCAGCTGCCCATTCTTTGTATGTTTCTTCTTGTTCCGCTCTAGTCTGCTTTAATTCTCTCTCCCATTCAGCAACTTGTTCTGGAGTGTAAACAGCATCGGCGTTGTCCCAAAAAGACCCTACGGTATATCTCTCTGCCTCTTTAACAGTTGTTACCTCATGCTCGTTGCCAAAGCCACCTTTAAAAAATGCTAGTCTTCCTGGCTTAGGTCTAATCACTATATCGTGATGTTTAAAGTTTAAATGTCCGCCGTCAAAATTATCATTTAGATACATGAACCCTGCGTACTTACTTTTATAAAATGCTGAAGGCGTTCCGTCTTCATGAGTGTTATCTGAATGAAAACTTGCAAATGCTCCTACAACCCACTTTTGTGCATGATAACTTACCTCTGATAATTCTCTTCCAAAACACTCTTCTCCTACTTTTTTAATTTTTTCTTTTAGTTGAGAAAAATAATCTCTAGGCAGTCCAAAAACAAGAAGGTTATCATCCCATGGCCAATAACCCATGGCAAAAGATCCGTAGAACGAAATTTGATTCCAGTCTAAATGACCAGCGCTAGATATTGCATCTAAATATCTTATAATTGCATCGCATTCTTCTTTTGGAATTACATTGTCTATGACAAATACATCATCCTTTAGCTGTACAATTTCCATTTTGACTCATTTCTTGTTCTTGTGCTGCTTTTACAGCAAAGTCGATTTCTTCTTGGGACGGCATAACTCTTACGCCATCTTTAAAAACTATGTTTCCTCCGTATATGTCTGCAGCCATTCTTATTCTTTCCATTTCTGCCCATTTAGCTGCACCATATTTTTGCTGATTATCTAACCACTCTTGAGAACCCTTGTGTGGATAAAACATAAAATTTCTTATTAAGTACTTATTTCCTTTTGTAGCAGTTCTTACTCCATGATAATATGGTTCTCCAGAAGGAAATACCATTATATCTCCTGCCTCTGGTTTGTATGCTGGTATAAATTCTCCGTCTACATAAAACTCAATTTCTCCACCTTCGTAGTCATCATTAATGTAAACAGTACATGTAATAAAAAACTGATCTCCAGGCATGTCTTTTTCTGTTTGTTTAAAATCAGTATGAAACTGCATAGTTAAATTATTTTTTAACGTATCAACATTTGTATGATACTTACAAAATGACGAAGATCCAAGCTTGCAGTCTTCTGGGAGCTCAACATCATATTTTTCAATATAGTGATCTAGGGCTTTATTGTATGCATCCCATACAGTTTCTGCAGCCCAAAATTCTTGATCAAAGGTTTCGCTTGTTCCATGAAGATCTGTTACAGCGTCTTTATGTAGAGTGCTAGAGTATGTTCCAAATGCACTCCATTTATTCCATTCATTAAAATAGTGTTTTCCAGACTGTACATCTTCAGGTGTTAAATTTTCTGTTGATTTTATAATTTCAAAAATCTTTTTGTGATCTGGTAATAACCCCTTATATACTTCAATTTTTGGAAACAGGGTATGCGATACTATTTCACTCATCTCTTTTCCTTTTCTAATTTTGTAATTGTCCAAAACCATGGAGACGTATACCTAGTGCCTTCTGTAATAACGTCAACCCCGTGGATATAGTTTAAATCTCCAGGGAAAAAGTAAGCTGCTTTTCTTTTTGGCTTAAAAGCAATTTCTTGTTTTGGAAAATGCAATCTTCCACCCTCATAATCTTCATTTAAGTATATTACAGTACCAATGTCATACCAAGGGAAATTGCCAGGCTGGCCAGCATCTGGCCCTTCATGCAATTCTTTATCGGCATGTGGCCACTGCATAGATCCTACTGGCCATCTAACTAAACATGGTCCTGTTGGATATGCTTCTACATTAAAGAAGTCTTCTATAACAAGTCTTAGTCTTTCAATAATTTTTTCTAACATAATTCCTACTTGAGGATCTCCCTTATCTAGGGATGCTCTAGTTGCAACACGATTTGCCCAGACGTCGTGTTGATATATTATTGTTCCATTTTCATTATGCACGTCTTGACCGCCATCCCAGATTTCATTGTTTTTTATATAATTCAATAAATACTCACACTCTTCTTCTGTGAGAAGGTCTTCTACTTCAACAATATTGTCTTTGCTGGAGCCAAAATACCCTGATGGGGTAATAGAAACCCTATGTGTTCTTAAATCAGACTCATTAACATGCATTATTTTCACCTATCATCTTATTCATATTTCTTGGGAACCCAAGTCTTTTGTTTATAAACTCCAAATTTTTCATTTCCAAACTCATCGTGTCTGTATATTTTTGTATGTGCTTCATGTCTTGCTACCATCTCTTCTTCTGTAAAAAGGTTTACCTCAGAAGTCCACTCTTCTCTTTTGTATGGAAATATCTGAGCGTAGGGGGTTCCTTTTTTAATAATACCCTGAAAAGTATTCTTTATAAAAAATGGAATAAGTCCTGGAGGCCCATACCTATCACTATCAATTATACCGCTTGTAGTTAAAAAAGGCAGTTCAAAATGATTTATAGGGTGAATTACTAATGCGCTATAACCTTCTGGCAAAGTAAAGCCCCAATTTGGATACCAGTGATATGACTGCTTATAATACCCATCTGGATAATGAAATTCTCCCATATGAGGTCTTCCGTCGCAAAACCCTTTAAAATCTTTTTCTGGCTGTATATATACAACATCACCGATTTTAGAAACTGCTATATCGCATGGTGTAGTGAACATATATCCAGATGAAAAAACATCGTGTAATGCTGGACATGATTTAAATCCAGGACCCTTTTTATAATCTGGCGGGAATGTCATAGGCTTATTATTTTCATCAGTCCAATATTTGCTAGCATCTAAAAACCATTTAGGTGTATTTTTTTTTGCGGGTGATGGAGCATTTTCATTACTATTGTAATCTCTATTAGAGTTAAAAATAATTTTCATTATGTTAAATCTTTCACTCCTAATTTAATTGACTTAACTTCATGCTCTCCTAAAACATTGCCCATATAATCAACTGCATCTCTATAATGATCTGTCCATGTTCCTGCCTCGTTAGCTTTTCTTACAGCTTCCATAGCGCCCTCCATGGTTAATGGTATTTTTCTTTCAATAGTTGGTGCATTTCTATCAGAATCTATATTTATAACAGAATTATTTAATTCGGATAAAGAAACTGGCATAATGGCAATAAATGGTTCATTTGCTTTGATTGTAATTGGAGTAAAAGCTCTAGTTACTTTCCAAGCAACTGGCAAGGGGCCTTCAAAAAATGAACTACTAAGTATACTAGTAATTGCTTGTGCCCCATCAGTAAAGCTATTTGGAACAGGAAAAGATAAAAGGCTATAGTTTTTATCTGTTACAAAGCGCAAGTTGGTTTTAAAATTAATAGTTGCATGTCCTCTGCCAGTTTCACAATACTTCTCTCCCTGAATAACTTGAATGTTATATGGTGAAGTGCTGATAATTCCATCCCACATAAAGGTTATGTCTTCTGGAAAAGAAAGACCCCATCCAATCTGATTACTTAATGTTAATGGAAAACATCTATATGCATGCTTATGCATAGTCTGATCCATCCAGTCTCTTTTTCCAGAAAGTGGTGTTATGTTTGCATGAGTTTCTGATATTTTATACGCATCTAATTTAATCAATTGCCAACTCTTCCGTTATTTGTTCTGCTGTTTTAAATGTTTTTCCTTCTTTAAAATGATTATAGTCGTAACTAGCTTCAATTTCTCTGTATAGTGGTGTATGTGGAGCTTCTTGATAATCTAACATAGTTACAACTGCATATTTAGTTCCTGAAGTAACTGGCATTGCTGCGTGAGAATATATAAAGGAAGAAGGGAAAAGATAGAGGTCTCCTGCTTTTGGCTTTACCTTAACACCTAGTTTATCAAAAAATAACTCTCCGCCTTCATAGTCATCATTGATATATCCTACTGATGAAAGAACGCATACATACGAATACCCATGATCAGAGTGAACATTAAAATGTTGATTCTTTGCATACTTAATAAAATTAAATGCTTCCCAGTAATTTAATGGTGGAATCTGAAACATATTCATGTAATCATAAACTGCCGAAAGCTGAACTTCTTTTGCTTCCCTCCAAATGCTGCGTAATTCAAATTCATCTGCTGTAAAATCTTCTGGCTGAACATGTATTCCGTTTCCTAGCATAAGACTTCCGCCTTCATTTTCTTTAATTTTAAAATCCCATGCATCTCTATAATCTTTATTTAAAGTATCATATCCTGTTTGTGCCAAATTCCAATGCTTCTTGCCTTCTGTTTTAGAAAGAACAGATTCTAGCCTACCATCAAAATTATATGATTTCTTAAACACATCCCTGTATACAATAATTCCTGGATATATTGTTTCTGCATTTGGTAACATTACTTTATCTCCTTTTTATGTTTTCTGTCAATATAGTCGTCATATTCTTTTGAATGAGCGTCATCATTATAGTCTAACATAGTTACAAAAGAGTACTTAATTCCAGATTCTACGGGAAGGGCTATGTGTGAATATATAAATGAAGACGGAAATATAATTAAGTCTCCCGCCTTTGGCTCTATGTGTAAATCAAACTTAGGGAAATATAATCCTCCTCCAGTATAGTTATCATTAGGATAACCCACTAAAGAAACAGCTGATTTATATGACCAACCATCATCCGAATGCTCTTTAAAGTACTGACCTTTTCCGTATTTTACAACATTTGTCCATTCCCAAAAGTCCATTCTAATGCTGTACATGCTACAGAAATCTAACACAGCTTCTTTTTGACAGTTATAAACATCTTTATATATATCTATATATTCTAAAGAATCATAAAGCTTTAAGTCTTGACAATCTCTATACTCTAAGTCTTTATCTTCTAAGCAGACAGTTGCTGTTTGCCATTGCAATACTCCTGCAGAAACTTTATCCTCAATCCTTTGGATCAGGTTTAAATCGCTTGGGAAAGAATTTGGATATTTCCATATTCCAGGGTACAACTGTTGCTTATTGTATATCATAAATAAATGATATCATATTAAAAAAAGCTAGTCAACAGTATTGTCTAGGGTTTTACATCCATTGTAGGCTAACATGGATTCTGCAATTAATAAGCCCCAAGGCTCTCTGTATATCAGATAAACCTTTGATTCTTTTTTAACAATTTCAATTTTGGTAATATCGATAACATCTAAGGAATTGTCTTTATAGGAAACAATCTTGTCACCTTCTCTTAATCTTGAGCTTGTTAGTATTTTATACTGATTTTCTCTTTTTATAAGTATCTGCTCATTTTGTGACAAATCATATTTCTCATCATCATTAATTCTCACAAGAGACTCGTAGTCTCTTGACTCGATGTCAAAGACCTTAGACTCAATATATTGTACATTGTTTAGTTGTTGAGAATTCCATTGATCTACTAGCCTTATACAGCTTTGAGATACATTTCCTACAGTACAATCTGGATCTCCCTCTGGAATTCCATCAAAATGCACAGTTATAAGGGTATCTTGATTGGTAATATCTTTAGCTTTCTTATACCCATCTTTTGTTAGCACATTAGTATTTTCTGGAATACAAAAACCTGGAGGGCCAAAGAATCTAGGTGGAGAAAAGAATCCTGGTGGCCCAAAGAATCCTGGTGGCCCAAAGAATGATGGTGGCGCAAAGAATCTAGGTGGGCTGAAGAACAGCGGTGGCGCAAAGAATCTAGGCGGGCTGAAGAACAGCGGTGGTACAAAGAATCTAGGTGGGCTGAAGAACAGCGGTGGGCTGAAGAATAGCGGTGGGCTAAAGAACAGCGGTGGCGCAAAGAACAGCGGTGGCGCAAAGAACAGCGGTGGGCTAAAGAACAGCGGTGGGCTGAAGAATAGCGGTGGGCTAAAGAACAGCGGTGGGCTGAAGAATAGCGGTGGCGCAAAGAATAGCGGTGGCGCAAAGAATCCTGGTGGGGAGAAAAATGTAGTTACCTGATTAGAGGTTCTCGGAGTAGAATTTCCATTAGCATTTACAGCAACTACAGTGTAAGACTGAGTTGTTCCCATTGTTTCTCTAACATTAAGAGTTGTTGTTGCTCCATCAACTTCATATGGAGAAGATAATCCTCCTGGCTGAACTGATGTATCAGAAGAAGTAATTATATATTTTGTTAGAGGCTTACCTCCAGAAACTGAAGCTGACCAGGTAACTACATCTTGACCACGTTGTCCTGGAGTAGTTGTTTGGTTTCCTTGTGAGCTGTGTCCTGGTCCAACTGTATTAGATGTTGAAGTTACTGTTGCTGGAGCTGCTGGAACTGTTGTAAATGTAACTGAATTAGAAGCAGCAGAAGGTTCAGACTGACCATTTGCATTTGTTGCTTTTACTGTAGCTGTACCAACAGCGCCCTGTGGAATACCAATAACTGTAATTGGAGATGAAGTTCCAATTTCTGAAAAAGTTCCTGCTGCCCCACAATTTATAAGAACTGTATAACTTATAATTGGTAGTTGGTTTGGAGGATATTCAAAAGATACTACTCCAGCTGCGTTATTAAATGGGCGATTTGTTCCAACATCTGTTAGAGTTACATTAATAGGAGGTACTGGAAGCTCAAAGTCTCCAGATAATTGGGCTCTTCTACCAACCTTTTTTGCCATTTAAATAACCTTTCTTAAGCTGTTAAGTCTCCAAAGAGAAGCCAAGTGTTGGCATCTCTTTTTAAAATTGTTGCCATAGACCATTGAAATCTTAATTTTTGACCTGGAGTAAAGTTTAAAACTACACCAGCTCCTGCAACAATGGTCGTTTGTCCTGTTCCAGATTGTAAAATATCAATTGTTGTTCCAATGGGAAAATCTACAACTGAATCTGCAGGTATTGTTAAGGTATTTGCAACCTGCATTCTAATATCTATAATTGAATCTCTTTCATTTAAGTTACTAAGGGTATAGGGAAAGTACTTTACATTAATTGGAGTTAAAGAGGGTACAGCTATTCTATCCTGAATACCGTCTTGAAATCTTACTGTACCGCCTGAAAGATCAAGGTTACCCTTTAGCACGGTGTTACCAGCTAAAGTTGTTTCCCCTTGAAATCCAGCACGTTTATTTACAGATAATGAGTTAACCTGAAGGTCTTCGTCAGTATTAAACTTACCCTTATTGAGAGCCATGGCTTCTCCTTATGCCTGTGCCTCTGTCCAGGACAATCGTCCGAACACTGATGCTGTTGAAGAACCAATGTTTTGAACAACAATTGTCAGAACATCTGGGCCATCTGGGTAGATGTTAGTATTAGCTGTTGTTCCACCACCACCAAGAATTGAGTTACCAAGATCTCTAACTGTTGATAAGTCTACTGATTGTGCTCCAGAACCAAGGAAGAATCCTGCAGTTATTTCTCCGCCAGCGACTGTTGTAGATCCTCCGCTATAATCTGCAATTTGAGACAATGAAGAGTTAGCAACGTTAGCAACGTTTCCTACTGCATTTGTCCAAGCTGTAGATGTAGAAGGAACGCCATTTAGGATTGCTGTAACCAAAAGGTTTGCGTTACCAGTTGATGTTGTTGCGGTTACATCTAGGGATCTTAGAGTTAGCTGCATTCTATTAATAAGCTCTCTTGCTCCAAACGTTGATGCAATACCATTGTCCACAGATGGTGCTACACGAATTGAGAACAATGCTCTTGATTGTCCTGCTGCTACCGATGTAGAAGTTCTCTGTCCATATGTAAACACGAGAGATTTATCATCGTCGTATCTTCCATCCATAATTACTGAGGTACCCCAGTGTGAGATAGATGCTGCAAATGTTGGATATGCAAGCTCAACCATTGTTGGAGCAACGGCATCAAATGTGAATAGTTGTGCCGATGTTGCTCCCATTGGTGCTGCAATAACTCCTGTTGGGTTTGTATCGAGTGCTGCTTTGCTTGTCTTAATTGTGTTTCCATTAATGGCTGCAATAAATGTGCCTTCTGGATACAACGCATTAATAAGTCTCATGCCAACTTGTAGATTAGCTGAGCTAGACACTGTTCCTACTGAAGAACCAACTGCTTGTGTTATGTTTATGGAAGTTTCTCCAGCTCTACCTCGTGTAAGACCAGTAAAAGATGTTGCAGATTTTCCAGAATAGTTTACGTACTCGGCTTTTGTTCCATCTCTAATTACTAGAGTACCACTTGGTGGGAAACCTGCTGTTGATCTTACAGCTAAAGCTAAATCTGTTGTTAGAACAGTTTGTGTAGTAGCTGTATATGGAGGTGTTGTTGATGACTCATAACGTCCTGGCAAGTTACCAGAGCGCATATATGCCTCTGTATTTACGTTATTGTTTGGCATCTTGTGGCAATAAATAACATCACCCTTAGGACCTCTTACACCCCATCTTACGAAGCCAGCTCCGTACCAAGTGTAGTCAATGTAAAACATCTGCATCTTTGAAAGATCAATATTATATTGAGATGGTCCTGTTCCATCTAGCTTATCAATATTAAATTCTGATTGCTTAATTTTTGTTTCTTGTGTTTTTGAAATAAGAGCGAACTGAGTAGTTGCACCTCTGTAAGCTGGGCTAATAGTCATTGATGTATCATTTTGAATATCAATAACTTTATATGACTGACCTCTAATTACAATATAATCTCCTGGGATTAATTGCTTAGAGAAGAATGTTGGAAAGTATGCGCTTGACTGTGTAATGGTGGCACCACCAAAGTTAGCGTTAACTTTTCCAGAAAGCTGGAAAGTTGAATTTCTACGAACTGCCTGTAGATTTTGTCCATCATACTCCCAGTATAGGCCGTTTTGATTATCAAACATACCTAGTCTATTTTGGCATCCATACCATGATTCTACTGAGGCATAGAATTCTCCTGTTGCAATTACGGATGAAGGAATAGATAAAGCATTATATTGGAACTTGTCGTCAGAAATTACACTTTGAATTTCAAATGTTCCATTATACTCAGGCTGATTACATCCGCCAATCTTAATCATAGTGCCAGGCTGCAAGTTATGCTTTTCTTTTGTTTGAACTGTTACAACAAGTGTTCCGTTGCTTTGAATATTTTCAATTCCTGCATAAGGCTTTAGAATTGTACCAGAAGAAACTTGTAGACCCTTACCTGATTGATAACGGAAATAACGACGGGTTTGACGAATACAAGATGCATAGTTAGAAGCAGCATTTGTTCCAAAAATAACTCCGCCATCGTTTGGTCTATGTGCAAACTGTGATTGTGGTCTTACATAAAGGAATATTCCACCACCAATAGTACCAGTTGGCGCAAGTTCAGCGTAAAAGGCAAATTGTGATGGTCCAAGAATTGAAGCAACTTCAAAGTTTCCATTTGGTGGATTGGTTGTTGCTGTTGCACCAATTACAACAATTTCATTTCCTAGTGCAAGTCCGTGAGGAATGGTTGTGGTTACAACAACCCTTCTTCCGCTGTATGTCATTGTTGGGCTTCCACCAATAGCTGCTCCTGTAAAAACATCTCCCTGAACGACAAGTGTTTTATTTGGATCTAGAATTGATGTAATTCCACTTCGATTTACAGCGTTTGCTGTATAAGTAAATGTTGATGACCCACCGCCAGATTCAACGATAAAGTTACCATTTGCAGCTGTCAAATATGTATCAATAACTGTTATTGAAGTTCCATTTGCTGGAGCAGTTCCAGATGATAGCGTTATAGAAACAGTCTTTGAGTTATCTGGAAAGCTTATCGAAGCAATGTTTGGAATTGGTGTTGGGCGGGCATAAGAATATGGTCTATTGTTATAAAGTCCTAGGTTTTCCCACTTTGTTTGCTGAATACCATATTCAAAGTCGGTGTCGATTAGTGCTTGTGGCGAACTGATACGAAGTTTGTTAGTTGTATCTAACAATACTTCTGCTGGCATCATTGTTTCATTATAATCATCAATTGTAATTTGAAGTTTATCTGTAGAGGTCATTGATGCAGTGTTGTATTCTAGAACAATTGTGGTATTTTCTACCATTGCACTGCTTGTGCTTGTGTTGTACGAAGTACATCCTAAGCTAGGATCTGAAAAATTATAAATAACTTGATTTGTTGTTACGTTTGTAATCAACAAAAGTCTTTCTCTAAGAATTGTTTTCGGAATTGAAATTGTTCTTGTTGAAGGTGTAAAGGTGTAGCTTGTTTCTAGTAATACTTTTCTTGCCATATTCTAATCTCCTAATTGTATATCCACTGCCCTAAATGGATAAATCGATTTTTTAGCGTTTTGACTCTCTGGACCCGACATATATCTACCTTCGAACTTAGATCCGACTGGTACGGGTTCTCCGAACTGTGCAAATCCGTCTTCGTCAAAGTAGTATCCATCGGAAGGAATCAAACTTAGCCAATGTCTATCTTGGTTTCCCAATATTTGTAGTATACCATTAATCGTTATCAAAAGCTTATAAGGATTTTGTGGTATAAATATATCCCCGTCATATGTTAGCTGGAATCTTGACTCTGAGCCGTCAAAAAATACTGATATATCATCTAATGGATAGATATCAGAGCCAACGGCTTGTGCTAGCTGGTTTTCCAGGTATGCCTTACTTACTGCATGCTCATCCTCTGTAGGTGTGGGTACAGGGACTGGTCCTGCTCCAAAATTAACCCCATTTATATTAACATTTGTAAGTGTTTTATTGGTAAGGGTTTGAGTATTTGTTTCAGTAACAAGATTATTAGATGTAGTTGCATTAATTCCTAGTCCTGGAATTCTAAAACTTGTTATTAAGGAGTTTCCTAATACAATTTGATTATTTGTATTTGTAGAGGTAGTTGCTGCGTTAAATCCAATTACAATGTTATTTGAGCCAAAGTCTAGCGTGTTTGCAGCGGAGGTTCCAACTATAACGTTCTGACTTCCACTAAGCAATAACGAGCCAGCACTAGATCCAATTGCAACGTTATTAATACCATCTTGAAGTGCATTTAATGCATCTTGACCTAAAGCAGAGTTGTTTGTTCCAGTAGTTAAATTTCTTAATGCATAGTATCCAATACCTGTATTATTATTAACTGAATCTACTCTACCATATACTATTCCCTGTGTGTCAGGATCTGCAGCCAATATTTGAAAAGAACCGCCAAGACTTACTGTAGTATTAACACCATCTACAGACATTGTAATTGATGAATTTGCTAATTTATTATTTGCAATTGATCCAGTTTCGATCATTTCATTTGTTATTGTGCCATTTGGAAGACTTACTGTTCCTGTAAATATTGGTGAGTCTACAGGAGCTTTAAGATTTAAAGCAGTTTGAGTTGCTGTAGAAATTGGTTTATTAGCATCAGAAGTATTATCAACATTTCCTAAACCAACCATAGCCTTTGTAATACCAGTAGCAGTTCCAGTAAATGCAGGATTTGATATTGTTGGAGAGTTTATTGTTGGAGAAGTAAGTGTTTTGTTAGTTAAAGTTTCTGCTCCAGCACGTGTTGTTAATGTATGAGATCCGCCACCAATTGGAAGTGTTGTTGTATTACCACTATGGTTAAACTGAATATTACCTGAATTTAACTGTATTGATGCCGCATCCAGATATAGAGTTGTTCCAGAAAGATAAAGGTCTCTAAACTTATTAGCTGAGGATCCAAGATCGTACGTGGCATTTGTTGATGGAATTAAACTGCCGCCAATAGTTGCGCCATTAATTATTGGAGAAGTTAAAGTTTTATTGGTTAAAATTTGTGATGTATTTAGATCTACGGTTGTTCCAGTATTAATACTGAATGTATTACCAGTAAGATTTAATCCGTTACCTGCAAGGTACGTGCCAGCACCTGAGAACTGTGTAAATGCAATTGGGTCTGTTCCAATAGTGGCTGGACGATTTGTTTGTACCCACCCAGTGCTAGCATTTACTGTTCCTGAATATACGAATACGAAGTCACCACTGTCAACCTCTGTTGCGGTATCAAAATCTGTTGCACGTACTGGTTGACCTGAGGCTTGTACTACATAAATACCGTTTTCTGATGTAGTTGTTTGATTCTTAACAAGAATGCGGTTGCCAGTTGCAAGCGTTACTCCATCAAGAGTGTCTCCATTTTCAAGAGCTGTTGCAAGGTCTACGTTTGTTGTTGTTGCTGCAACTACAGATTCATGAATATGTAGACCTTCTGTTGCTGAGTCTACATAAGCCTTTGTTGCTGCATCTGTACTTGCTGTTGGTGCTCCAAGATTTGTAATCTTGTAGGTAGCCATGCTTACATCGCCAGTTGGTGCTCCAACTGCGTTTAACGCAAATTCGGATGGGTCAACAGATATTGCACCTGTATTATCATCATAATCAAGACCATTACCTACTGCATTACCGACTGCATCTTGTGCATTTTCATCTGTATAAGTGACTGCACCAGTTAATGAAATTGCATTTGTTGCATCATCATATCCAACTGTAATGTTTGTATGGGTTCCATTTGCAAGAGCCTGTGCAACTGCATCTTGTGCTCTTTCATCTGTAAAATACTTATTTGTTGAGCCTTCTACAAGATTGTCCGTGGTTGAATCTGCAACACCATTTTCCGCAGTAATTGTTAAACCATTTTTGTCACCAGTAATAGTGATATTAGATTTTGTAGCGTTTGTTAATAATTCTGCTGCAAACGTTTTGGTGGCTAGCTCAGATGTATCAGAAATCCCATGGATACCAGTTGTGTCTGAAGCATGGTTAGTAAGATCTGTTGATGATGCTTTAGAATCTAATTGTGTCTGGATTGCTGATGTTACTCCATCTACATAATTTAATTCAGTTGTAGAAGCTGTTATTCCGTCTAAAACGTTAATTTCGGTTGCTGTAGCAGTTACAGATACATCTTCATTAATTTTAGGTGAAGTTAAAGTTTTATTTGTAAGAGTTTGTGTTGCATCTGTTACAACAAGTTTTGATGTATCTGCAATTCCGTGAATGTTTGTTGTATCTGATTCGTGATTAGAAAGATTTGTTGCAACTGTTGTGAAGAATGCTGGAT